GAGAATGAGTACAGCAAAGACAATTTAGATATTCTTGAAAAGCCAGTTAGAGATCATACTTACTTTATGAGTATTGATACTTCAAGAGGTGTCGAGAGAGAATATTCAGCTTTCACTGTTGTAGATTGCACAGCTTATCCTTTCAAGGTAGTTGCAAAGTATAAAGATAATAAAATTAGTCCTCTGCTATATCCTGACATTATAGTTAAGATAGCAAAAGACTACAATAATGCTTTTGTATTAGTTGAGATTAATGATATAGGACAGCAAGTAGCAGATCTAATTCACAACGATCTTGAATACGATAACATGATTTGGGTTGGACACGATACCAAATATGGACAATTCTTATCAAGTTCAGGTAGAAATGCTAATTTAGGTGTAAGAACAACTAAGCAAATAAAACGAATTGGTTGTTCCACTTTTAAATCATTGGTAGAAGAAGAGAAGTTATTAATTTTTGATAAAGATATTATATCTGAGATTTCTACGTTTGTTGAAAAAAGAGGTTCATTCGAACACGATGAAGGATATACTGACGACTTAGTAATGTCATTAGTGTTATTTTCGTGGGCATCTAATGATCCTTTGTTCAAGGATCTAATGAACTCAAACAACCGTAAAGCACTATATAATCAGCAGATTTTAAAGATTGAAGAGGAGTTAACTCCGTTTGGAATTTTCAACGATTTAGAAGATCCAGAATACGAGGTTGCTGATGGCGATGTATGGCTTTCAGATAAATTTCAAAATGATTATCAAGAGTTTTTAAAAACTATAAATATAAAGTAAATTTTTGTTATGGAATAAGTCATAACATTATAAGGAGATTAATATGGCATTTCAGCTTTCACCAGGCGTACTGGTTACCGAAAAGGACCTAACACTCATAGTGCCTTCGGTATCAACGACTGCAGGAGGATTTGCTGGAGCTTTCCAATGGGGTCCTGTTGATCAGGTCACTACGATTGATTCAGAAGCTTCACTAGTAAATACTTTTGGTAAACCAAATGACAATACGTTCACGTCATTCTTTACAGCAGCAAATTTCTTATCTTATGGTAACAACCTACAAGTAATTCGTACTGTTCCTAAAAACACAGCAGTTAATGCTGTAGCAAACACAATTGCTACAGGAACAGCTGTTTTGGTCGAATCAAGAGACGATTATATCAGTAATCATTCTAGTGGTACTGGTACAGCTCAATTCATCGCAAAGTGGCCTGGTGTTCTAGGTAATTCATTAAAAATTTCACTATGTGATGCAAACACATATGGAACGTGGTCTTATAGAACAAATTTTGATGATGCTCCAAACACTTCAACTTATGCTTCATTAGTTGGTGGTTCAAATGACGAGATGCATGTTATCGTTATTGATAAAGATGGTTTGTGGACTGGTACAAAAGAAACTGTGCTGGAAAAATTCTCATTTGTATCAAAAGCATCTGATGCTAAGTTACCAGATGGTACAAGTAATTACTACAAAAACGTACTTAATGAAAGATCTAGGTATGTTTGGTGGGGTCAGCACACAAGTAACATTGCAGGAACTAATAACTGGGGTAGTCAAGCAGCTGGTATAGCTTTTGCAAATACTACAAATAGTGCAGAAGTTACAGCAAACTTTATTGGTGCTACTAATGCAGACCTTCCTAGTGAAGGAAACATTCAATCGTCTTATGCTATTTTTGCAAACGATGAAGCGTATGATGTTTCGTTGTTGCCTTTAGGTGCTGTTAGTGCTACAACTGCTACTTACGTTATTAACAATGTTGCTGAAGTTCGTAACGATTGTATCGTATTTGTTTCACCGCAATCTGCAAACGTAATTAACAATGTAGGTTCAGAAGCTACTGGTGTAGTAAACTTTAGAAACTCTCTACCTTCTACGTCGTATGCTGTTCTTGATTCTGGTTGGAAGTATCAATATGACCGTTATAATGACGTCTACAGATATGTTCCTTTGAATGGTGATACAGCTGGTTGCGCAGTAAGAACAGACTTTGTTGCAGATCCTTGGTTCTCTCCTGCTGGTTTCAATAGAGGTCAGATTAAGAATGTTGTTAAGTTACCTTTCTCACCTGGTAAAACAGATAGAGACACGTTGTACAAAAAAGGTGTTAATCCTGTTGTAACATTCCCTGGCAATGGCACTGTATTGTTTGGTGACAAGACTCTTTTAGCTAAACCATCTGCCTTTGATAGAATTAATGTTCGTAGATTGTTTATCGTACTTGAAAAAGCAATTGCAACAGCAGCAAAGTTCCAGTTGTTTGAATTTAACGATGCATTCACACAAGCGCAATTTAGAAATCTGGTTGAGCCTTTCTTAAGAGATGTTCAAGGCCGTAGAGGTATCACAGATTTTAAAGTAGTTTGTGACGAAACTAACAATACAGGCGAAGTCGTCGATCGAAATGAATTTGTCGCAGACATTTACATTAAACCTGCTCGTGCAATTAACTTCATTCAGTTGAATTTTGTTGCCACAAGATCAGGTATTTCGTTCGAAGAAGTAGGCGCTTAATAGGGAGATTATAAATGTCAACAGTATTTAATGTAGAGCGTTTTAAATCAGCTCTAACTAATGGGGGACTTCGCCCTAATCAGTTTGCAGTTCAGCTTTCGTTCCCGACTTATGTGTCGGGCGGAAGCCAAGCTGTAACTAAGTCGCCTTTCTTGGTTAACATAGCTGAAATGCCTGGATCGACTATCAATCCAGCAACAGTGTTGTATAGAGGTAGAGAAGTGTTGTTCTCTGGAGATAGAACTTTTGCTCCTTGGACATTCACAGCTTTGAATGATACGCAAATGACTATTAGAAATGCTATCGAGTCATGGATGATTGGTATGGAAGATCTACAAACTAAACGTGGTAGATTATTCTCAGCTGAATATCAAAGAAATATTGATATTTTCCAATTAGACAGAAACGGTTTGGTATTAAAGTCTTATGTGTTAAGAGATGCATTCCCAATTGACCTTTCGCCAGTAGGATTAGACTTTAGTTCTAACGATAATATTTCTACATTCCAATGTACTTGGAGATACCAATCGTTTGCTACTTCTAATACTGCATCTGGTTTAGTTGGTCAGGTATTGGGTTCGGTATTTAACGGTATTACCATTTAATTGAATAAAAATTCGTAATGGCTATTAATCTATTTGGTTTTACAATTCAGAAGCAAGATAAGCCGGAGCTAACAAATCAATCGTTTGTTACTCCGGTTGCTGAAGATGGTGTTACGACGATAACTGCCGGAGGATACTTCGGCACTTTCGTTGATATTGATGCATCTGCTAAATCAGAAGTCGCTTTAATTTCAAGATACAGAGAGATTGCAGCTTATCCAGATTGTGATAATGCAATTGAAGAAATTGTATCTGATGCTATTGCAGCTACAGACAATGAGCCTCCAGTATCTATTAGTTTAGATAAGACCGGATTATCCGATAACCTTAAAAAAGTTATTATGGAAGAATTCGATACTATCACAAGCCTATTAGATTTCAACACAAGAGCTCATGATATATTCAAACGCTGGTATATTGATGGTAGACTTTTCTATCAAAAAGTTATTGATACTAAGAATCCAAAATCTGGTATCGTTGAACTAAGATACATTGATCCTAAGAAGATCAGAAAAGTTCGTACGATTGATAAAAATAAACAAAAAGATGGTGTAGATTTAATTACTAAGACTGAAGACTTTTACATCTACAATGAAAAAGGTCTTGGTTATGTTGCTGGTGTTGTTCCTACTAGCAATTTAAATTCTGGTATTAAGATTTCTGCAGATACAATTACATTTTGTCCTTCAGGTGTAATTGATCTTGAAAGAAATATTGTGCTTGGTTATTTGCACAAAGCAATTAAGCCAGTTAATCAATTAAAAATGATGACTGACTCTTTAGTGATTTATAGACTAGCAAGAGCTCCTGAAAGAAGAATCTTTTACATCGATATTGGTAACCTGCCTAAGTTAAAAGCAGAGCAATATATGAAAGATGTAATGGCAAGATATCGTAATAAGATTGTGTACGATTCAGCCACAGGTGAGATTAAAGACGATCGTAAATTTATGACTATGTTGGAAGACTTTTGGCTTCCAAGACGTGAAGGTGGTAGAGGTACAGAGATTACTACTCTACCAGGTGGAGAGAATTTGGGTCAGATTGCTGACATCGAATACTTCCAAAATAAAGTTTACCAGTCTTTAAACATTCCAATGTCTCGTTTCCAAGAACAAGCTGGATTTAATTTTGGTCGTCAGGCTGAAATTAGTAGAGATGAATTAAAGTTTGGAAAATTTATTAGCAGATTAAATAAGAAGTTTAGTTTCTTGTTTCAGGATCTTTTAAGAACCCAATTAATACTCAAAGGTATTGCTACCGATAATGATTGGGAACAATTAAAAGATAAAATCGAGTATACGTTTGCTAAAGACCAATACTACGAAGAATTGAAGAATGCAGAAAACATAAGAAACAGAGTTGATGTATTAAATCAAATTCAACCTTATGTTGGTACTTACTATAGTATGCAGTATGTAAGAAAGAACATACTCAAAATGACTGATGAACAAATTCAGAATATTGAAGATGAGAATCAAAAAGAGCCTCCGCCACCTGCTCCAGGTAGCCCAGAAGCTCAACAGGCTGCAGAAATAGGTAACCAGCAACCTCAATAAATATATTATAAATAATTAAATAGGAATTATTATGTCGCAAGTTTTATTAAACAAATTAGTTGACGATATCTTAGACAGTAACAACTTGGATGCACAACAGACATTCGAGGATGCTATTTCTATCAAACTTACTGATGCTTTGAATCAAAGAAAAGCTGACATAGCTCAATCGATTTATTCGCCTCAAGAGGCAGAAGAGTCAGAAGAACAGGAAACGGAAAACGAAGATGAATAATTTTAAAAAGATTGCTGCTGACGCTGCTGAGAAATACTCACAAATTGATGAAGTTAATTTTGCTGATGTAGTTGCACGTCAAAAAGAAAAGTATGGTGGTAAATTGCCAGACAAATATCCTGCTGCTAAAAAGACCGCTTCTAATTTAGATGTAGGTACCTCTAAAGCAGCAAAAGTTTACAGTGGTAAACCTCAGCACAAAGATATATTTGGTCATGACACAGCATCACAAGCATCTGGAGCAACTGGTCCTCGTGCTAGTATTATGCAGCATGCTGCTAATAAAATTAAAAAAGTATTTTCTAAAGAAGAAGTTGATATTGAAGAAATGTCGGGTATGCAAATGAAGAAACGTGAAGATACTGTTAAGTCAATGAAAAAGAATTTTGGCGACTTTAGACAGCGCTATGGCGATAAAGCTAAGTCTGTTATGTATGCTACTGCTACTAAGCAAGCAATGAAAGAAGACGAAGATCAAGATACAGAAGATATGCATTACTGTGCTAAGCACGTCTACTCTGATTTGTTTGGAGAAGGATTTGTTTTAGAAGGTCAGCATGCTGAGCCGAACGAAGAAGGTAATATTGATTGGTACATGGTTGAGTTCGATGATGGTATTAGAAAAATCCCAACGCATAAGTTAGAAATTATGGTTGCTGAATACCACATGAACCACAAGAAGAAAAAGAAGATGATGGAAGAGGAAGAAGAGCTCGACGAGATGAGCTCTAAGATGAAAATGAAGCTTGGTCTTTATGGCAAAAAGAAAAAGATGATGGAAGAAGATGAAGTAGCTGAAGCCCATGATGGCAACTTAGCTAACAATGCTCCTCCGTATGATAAAGTTACACACGGTGATGTCATTACTGGACGTCTAGGTAAAGATCATCAAGGTGGTAAGAGCAAGCATGCTCGTGAAAGATCAAAGTATCAAGCTAAAGGCGTTCCTATGGGTCCAGCAGAAATGCTATCCAAACTCAAAGGGATGAAATAATGCCAGCAGGAATAATCCTTAAAAATTCCAAGAGACAAGCTGTAGTTAAGTTTGTTGGTCCTGGAACTCATTATGCCAACCTAAGTTCTTTGCTTCATGCAAACGTAGGTGGCTATACAGAACAAAACCTTACTAATTCGAATGTCATTGCTTCAATTACTGATATCTTTACTAATGTAAATGGTTCTGGTAATATTGTTAGAACAGTAGATGGAAGTGCAGTAGTTGATACTACATACGCTTTTTCAGCTGGACAAGGCGACACATCATTTTCACAAGAATATGGTTTTGTATTAAATCCTACTGTAGCTCAGTTTGCTAATGCAAATATTAGAGTTGATTTCGGAGCTACACTTGGTACAATTATTCTTGGTATAAGCAAAGGTGAAGGCTTCAACGATTTAGATCTGCAAAAGATGGAAAGTCATATAAGAGGTAACTTCACATGAAACTAATTACAGAAGTCTTCCAAGACGTACAATACTTAGAAGAGAAAAAAGAAGCAGGGGGATCTAACCTTTACATCGAAGGTATCTTCATGCAGTCAGATAAGCAAAATAAAAATGGTAGAATGTATCCTAGAGGTATCATGGAGAAAGAAGTTGCCAGATACCAAGATCTTATTAGAGAAAAAAGATCGTTAGGTGAACTAGGTCATCCGCCCAATCCAACAATTAATCTAAATCAAGTCTCTCATCTTATCACTGAATTGAGAATGGATGGAAGCAATGTAATTGGTAAAGCTAAAATTCTTGGCACTCCAATGGGAAAAATTGCAGAGAACTTTATTAGAGAAGGTGTAAGTTTAGGTGTATCTTCGAGAGGTGTCGGTTCTTTAAAAGAAAGAAACGGAATCAATGAGGTGCAAGACGATTTCCATCTTGCTACAGTAGACATCGTTGCAGATCCTTCTGCTCCTGATGCATTTGTTACTGGCATTATGGAAAACGCTGAATGGTTTTTAGAAAACAATGTATGGAAGATGATTGAGATTGAACAAGCACAGAAACTCATTAGAAATGCCCCGAAGGTATCACTTGAAGAAGCTAAATTGCACGTGTTTAATGCATTTTTAAAATCTATCAAGTAACCAATTCTTATAAATAAAAAACAAACAAACCTCTTAGGAGATTAAGGATGTCAGTCGAACGTAAAATTAAAGAGTTGCTAAGTCGCGGAAGCGATGTACAACTAAACGAAGAAGAAGCTCCTATGCAGGGATCGTCACAAAAAGCTTCTTTCGAAACTATTAGTATGCATGATAGCAAACCAACTGTATCAAATAGCAAGGATAACTCCAAAGCTGGTACAGCTGCCACTAGTGGCGATGCTTCCATGTTAAAGCAAGGTAATTCGAAAGATGCAGAGATTGAGGAGTTAGGTGCTGCTCAAAACGGTAAGAACGCTTCTGCTAAAGCTAAGAAAGAAACTTCTATTAACCCAGTTGTTTCTGGTGATCAAACACCTAACATGCAAGGCGATTCTAAGAAAGCTGCATTTACAGAAGATTTGGAAAATCAAATTAACTCTATCTTCGGTG